TGTTTTACCTCAACAACTGACATTTGCCTTACAACAGACACGATAAATGGCACTAGTAAACTTTAGCAATCTCGATTTTGATCAAATTAAGAGTTCTCTCAAAGAATATTTGAGAGCCAACTCAAATTTTACTGACTATGATTTCGAAGGTTCTAATTTATCGACGATAATTGATACACTTGCTTATAATACTTACATTACTTCGTACAATGCTAACATGGTTAGCAACGAAGTTTTTATTGATTCTGCAACTTTAAGAGAAAATGTCGTCTCTCTCGCAAGAGCCATTGGATATGTACCAAAGTCAAGAAGATCTGCTGTTGCAACAGTTTCATTTTATGTTGATACAACCTCAGCACCAGTTCCACCACTCACATTGACGCTTCAGAGTGGTCTTGTATGTACAAGTTCCTCTTCTTATGACGGAACAAGTTATACATTCAATATTCTTGATTCAATTACAAAACCAGTTGTAAACGATATTGCAACATTTGATGCGATTGCAGTCTATGAGGGGACATATCTTACTCAGACGTTTACGGTAGATGCAAATAATCCAAATCAAAAATTTATTCTGACAAATCCAAATATTGATACAACTTCAATTCGCGTAACGGTTAGAAATACTCAAAATAGTACCGTTACAAGGAAATTTACACTTTCCGACAATTTAATTGGTATTGGACCAGAATCTAAAGTCTTCTTTATTCAAGAAATTGAAGATCAACGATATGAATTGATTTTTGGAGATGGTGTATTTGGCGTTAAACTCGATAATCTCAACTATATTGAAGTCTCGTATATAACCACTAATGGAAAGTTTGGTAATGGAGTACCAGATTTTACATATTCTGGAAGAATCTTAGATAATAACGGCACAGTCATTGTTGAATCGATATCTGCAGTTACAACTGATGTTGCATCCAACAATGGACAAGAAATTGAGTCTGTAGATTCAATTAAAAAGTATGCACCAAGGATTTATGCATCCCAAAATCGTGCAGTAACTGCTGCAGATTATGAAGCGATAGTTCCAAAAATTTTTCCAGAGACTGAATCAATCTCAGTATTCGGTGGAGAAACTTTAAATCCACCAAAATATGGAAAAGTCTTTATTTCAATCAAACCTTATAATGGAGATATTGTTTCCGATATAGTTAAAGATACAATCAAGACAGAATTAAGAAAATATACGGTGGCTGGAATTGTTCCTGAAATTATTGATCTCAAATACCTGTATGTTGAATATGATTCTGTTGCATACTATAATGCAAACTTATCTCCTGGTGCTGGATCATTACAGTCACTTATTCAAAAAAATATATCTACATATTCCGATTCGATTGAACTGAATAAGTATGGCGCTAGATTCAAATATAGCAAATTCCAAAAAATTATTGATGATAGTCATTCAGCCATTACATCAAATATCACAAAAATTATTATTCGTCGCAACTTACAGGCAAAAGTAAATATACTCGCAGATTATGAACTTTGTTTTGGAAATGGATTCCATCTCAAGAATACCAAGAGTGGTTTCAACATTAAAACTTCTGGATTTAATGTTGACGGTATTGTTGATACTGTTTATATCGGAGATTTACCAAACTCAGATCAAAAAACAGGAGCCTTGTTCCTATTTAAATTAAACTCACCAACTGAACCAGTAGTTGTCAGAAACAATGTTGGGACAATTGATTATGAGCGAGGTGAAGTTAGATTATATCCAATCAAAATCACAAATGCAGCAAAAACTAAAGATGGCGTGAGAATCGTTGAAATTTCCACATCGCCAAATTCAAATGATGTAATTGGAAAGGAGGATCTTTATTTGCAACTAGATATTAATAACAGTGTATTAAATATGCAAACAGATGATATATCATCTGGAGCAAATATTTCTGGATCAACGTACACAGTAACCTCAAGTTACACAAACGGGAATTTAATCAGATTGTAATATGTCAGAATTCAGAGTAAAGACAAGTTTAATTGTTGAAAATCAAGTTCCATCTTATGTTAGAGAAGAATTTCCTCTTCTTGTCGAATTTCTATCTCAATATTATAAATCTTTAGATTTTCAAAGTGGTCCATCAGATATTTTACAAAATATTGATCAATATGTAAAGATTGATAATCTTACAAACTTAACCGAATCAACAACTCTGTCTTCTTTTGTAGAATTTTACGATACTACAATTAATGTAGTATCAACAAGTGGATTTCCCAATTCGTATGGATTAATTTTAATTGATAGTGAAATTATCACATATGAATCTAAAACTTCAACTTCATTTGTAAATTGTAAAAGAGGATTTGTCGGTACAACATCTTACCAAGAAGCTTCTAGAATTGATGAACTTGTATTTGAAGATTCTGACGTTGATGAGCATTCAAATGGTGCAACAGTAACCAATTTAAGTGTTCTTTTCCTCAAAGAATTCTTACTGAAGGTTAAAAAGCAAGTATCTCCTGGGTTTGATTCTAGAGAATTATATTCACAAATTAATGAGTCTTTATTTGTTAAGCAAGTAAAAGATTTTTACTCATCTAAAGGAACTGATAATTCATTTAAGATTTTATTCTATGCCTTATATGGTGATATAGAAGCTTCTATTATTAAACCTAGTGATTACTTAATTCAACCATCTGATGCTCAATATTATATTACCAAAGATTTAGTTGTTGAGGCAATTCAGGGAGATCCGTCAGATCTTGTTGGTTCTACATTATATCAAGATGATGGATTTTTTGAACCTGCAAAAGGAACGGTTTCAAAAGTAGAAAGAATACTTAGAGGGCAAAAAGAGTATTTCATAATCAGTCTTGACCAAGATCAGGATAAAGATTTCCAGGCATATGGTACGTTTTCAATTCATCCAAAAACAAGAGTAGTAACAACAGCAGGAATTGGTGTTACAACTCTTGAAGTAGATTCTACAGTTGGATTTCCACAATCGGGAACATTAATTATAAATCAATCAACAGATACTGAGTTTTCTGTTAGTTATGAAGAGAAAACATTAAATCAATTTTTGGGATGTTCTAACGTAACATCTGAAATTACATCTCAAGAAGAGATTGTATTAGATTCCTATGCATACGGTTATGTTGGCATTTCTACGGATACTGTAGTAAAGGTTAGAGTAACCGGAGTATTATCAGATCTTAAAATTCTTGATAAAACTTATTATTATGAAAAGGGTGAACGAATAGAAATAGAAAGTCTCGGATCAAACTTAAGTTCTGCAAAGGCTAACAATTGGTTCTTTAACGTATCTGTAAGATATGATGTAAAGTCATTGCAACTAGTAGATGTTTCAACTTATACATATCGAGTTAATTTATTTGATGAGCATGATTTTATAATTGGTGATTCAATCACTTTAATTTCATCAAATGATAGGGAATTTTATGGCGAAATTATACCAGAAAATATAGACTCAGTATATACTTCAAATATTTCTGGTTTTGATAGTAAATTAGCATTTAATATAACTGGTCAAGGTCAATTAGATACAAATGTTTTTTATACTGTAAGAAAAAATATCTCTAAAGTATCAACCACAAATTATTCAAGTCTAACCAAATATACAACAAACATTCAAAATGTATATACTGATTTGGAAGATACGCTGTATGTTGCAGCAAACTCTCTTCCATCATATTACAATCGCCCATTAGTAATTAATGATAGATCTATTACTTTTTCTGGATCTTTTTCTGGAACAGAATTTGCGATTGGAACTCATGGATTTTTGACTGGTGATGCAATTGTTTATAATCCAACGGATGATAATAATAAATTAGATTTATTTCCTGGAATATATTTTGTAAAGAGGGTTAATAATACAACAATAAGTATCGCTAGAAGTAGAGAAAATATTTTTACAGAAAATTACATTAATATAAGTGGAACAGTATCTAACAATACTTTCTTCCTTTATGAATTTAGTGATGATCTTTTAAATGCTAAGCAAGTAGAACCACAAAAATTAATTCGTAAAATAGCCCCACCCGAAAGTGATGGGTCTTCATATGATACTCCTGTTGGAACAACAGGAATGTTCATCAATGGTGTTGAATTGATTAACTATAAAACATCCGATGTTATTTTTTATGGCCCATTGCAACAAGTAGTTCCAACTGCATCTGGAAGTGACTATGATGTTATCAATCCACCAACTCTCCATATTTCCGATGCAATTGGATTTGGTGCTACTGGTATCTGCACAGTAACTGGATCATTAGTTCGTGTAGATATTATTGATCCCGGATTTGATTATCTTGAAGATCCTATTATTACAATTACTGGTGGTGGAGGATCTGGGGCTTTAGTAAAACCAAATTTAATCGAGTTTGACCACTCATCATCCTTCAACTCTTCTGCAGGGGCATTACAGGTCAATACAAGCAACGATACGATCGGTTTTTCATCCTATCATAAATTTAGAGATTCTGAAGAAGTAATCTATGATACCCAAGGGGGGACAAACGTTGGTGGTCTTACGACAGGTGCAAAATATTATGTTTCTGTCCAAGATGGATTTACTATCAAACTTCATAAGACATTTACAGATTCTGCAGTAGGAATCAATACTGTAGACTTAACATCTTTTGGAAGTGGCAATCACAAATTATTGTCAACTACTAAAAAGAAAAAAATTGGATCAATTTCAGTCATTGATAGTGGTAGTGGATATGTAAGTAGCGCATCCACAATTCAACTTACGATTAAAAGTCAAATTGGCATATCAACTTTATCTGGACAAAGTTTTGAAGCTATTCTAAAACCAATTTTTAGAGGAAGTATTACATCAGTTTCTCTTACTTCTTTGGGTGTTCAGTATGGAAGTGAGGAAATAGTAAACTATAACAGACAACCAACATTTTCTCTGAATAGTGGATCTGGAGCAGAAGTAATACCTGTAATTTCTGATGGAAAAATTAAACAAGTTTTTGTCACAAAACCGGGAAATGATTACAATTGCCCACCAAATTTGATTATTAACAGTTCAACAGGATCTGGTGCTGTATTGACGCCAGTCGTAGAAAATGGTCAACTAATAGATGTAAAGGTAATTTTTGAAGGACTTGGGTATTCTGAAGGAACAAATATTGATGTGATCGCATCTGGATCAGGTGCTCAATTTGAAGCGCAAATCAAATCCTGGAGAATAAATGAAGTAGAAAGATTATTATATTTCAATCAAATTAATCTTGATGATGGCATCTTATTAAAATCTAAGAATGAAAATTATGGATTACAATATGGTCATGCATACGCATCTAGAGGATTAAGATCTTCAACATTAGCAAAAGAGTTGGTTGACGAAACTCCAATTTATGTACCTGATTTAAGAACATCTGGAGGATCCGAAATTGACTCATCATCACACTCTCCAATTATTGGTTGGGCTTATGATGGCAATCCAATATATGGTCCATATGGATTTGATTCCAATGGATCTACAAAGAGAATGGTTTCGGGATATGCTCAAGTTTCTAGTTCTGTAAGACCCAATATTTTAAGATATCCTTTAGGATTTTTTGTTGAAGATTATGAGTTCACAAACGCAGGAGATTTGGATGCATGTAATGGAAAATTTGGTCCAACCCCAGAGTATCCTGATGGAACTTATGCATATTTCTGCACTATAAACTCAGTAAATGATTCTACTGGTATATTCCGTTCATTTAGAAGACCCGTATTCCCATATGTAATAGGAAATACTTATAAATCAAACCCAATATCATTTAACTATCTTGCAAGTTCCAACCAAGATGAAATTGATATCAACAATACTAATTGGAGCAGAAATACTCGCCCATATCACTTTACAAAATCCAGAAGTTATTATGATTACGTTTTAGATTCAAACAAAATTAAAAAACAATTATCTTTAATTAAAGGGACTACAAAAGCAGGAATCGATTCTATTGGAATTACTACAGGTGGAACAAATTATCAAGTAGGTGATAAAATTATATTTGATAATGAAACTACAGGTGGTTTTGGAATCTCTGCGAAAGTTTCTATTGTAGGTGGAAAGCAAGTAACAAGTGTTGGAATAGCCACTTCTACACTGAGTAATGTTCAGATGATCCCAATTGCGGATGCTAAAAACTTTATTGGTTATTCTCCAAATCCACACAATTATCTAAATCATGAAACCGTTTCATTCACATCTTCTGGAATTAATACGAGTGGCAAAATTACAACGATTGCAAATGAACTTTTAGTAACTACTGGAATTGGATCTACTGGATACACTGGATTAGTAACATATTTCAATGTATCTGGAAATCTGGTTACAATCAAAGAAAATGATATCTATCAAGTTCTTGATGAACAGGTAAAAGTTTTAAATATAGATTCACTTTCATCTAGAATTAGAGTAAGACGTAGTTATAATGAAACTCAAGGTATAACTTCAATTTCTGCTGGAATTGCAATTACAGAAAAACCAAGAAAGTTTATATTACCTTTTGGTATCTCAACTTCAACATATAGTTTGAAGTTGGATAAACAAATTTATTTTGATCCCAAAGAATCTGTTGGACTAGGTACAACAGCAGGCCCTGGAATTGGATATACTTTATCATTTACAAATCCTGGAGCGGGTCTTACTCAAATTACAATTCCTACTCAATCTCTGTGGTTGCCAAATCACGAAATAGAAACTGGTACACAATTAGTTTACAACGCTAATGGTGGAAATGCTATTTCAATTTCTACGGATGGGGCAAATAGTTGGCAACTCGCAAATGATAGTGTTCTTTATGCTGCTCGTCTTGGTGATAATCTACTGGGAATTTCTACGATTAAAGTTGGATTGGGAACAACTGGTTCTTTTGTCGGGATTGCTACCACAGCATCTTTAGTTTACTTCACGAACATTGGTCTGGGAAATACTCATAGTTTAACTACAAATTATGAAAATACTTTAGAAGGCACAACAACACTAAATCGAGTAACTGTATCTACTGCATCCACTCACAATCTTCAAAGTGGAGATTATGTAGATGTTTCTGTTCTTTCTGGTGTTATCACGAGTTTATATTCGGGAAATTATGAAGTGATTTCTGCAGGGGGAACACAATTTACATATTCGATCGCTAATTATCCCGAAAATATTTTGTATACACAAAATGATGGAGAATTAAAGTATACCACAAATTCTACTCAAGTATATGGATCAATCGTTGGAATCGATTTAATTTCTAAAGGATTATCATACAGAACTTTACCCAAAATTTCTTATGTAAACAGTGGTATTGGAACTGGAGCAATTTTAGTTTCATATGGCACCAGTATTGGATCAATTAATAAAGTTGAATTGCAAGATATTGGATTTGATTATCCATCAGATTTAAGTTTGAGACCAACAGCGAACCTTCCACAAATTTTACAAGTGAAGGACTTGTATTCATTCAAATCTATTGGAATTACATCTGTAGGAAGAAATTATAATATAGCTCCAGATTTAATTGTAGTAGACGAATTAACTGGAAAAGTAAATTCACAAGCAAATCTTAAATATAGTCTTAATGATAAAAATGTAACTATTTTAAGTAATGCTTACAATCTTGATAAAGAAACATCAGTCATTCGTCCAGTCAATAATACAAATGGAGTTGGTATCAGTACTATAAAATACATACCAGCATCTCAAGATGTTGTCGTTACTTTAGGATCTAGTTTTAGTGACCCTCAAGATTATCCATTTGCAATTGGAGATAGAATTTTAATTGAAAACATTAGTGTTGGTATTGGATCGACTGCAAAAGGTTATAATTCAGAAAACTACGGATATCAATTCTTCACTATTGTTAATTTGGATCCAAATATCGGTGGAATTGGTGGAACCGTTTCGTATAATATTTCTGGATTGTTGGATGTTGGAGAAATACCAGGAAATTATGACCCAATTAATTCTGCAGGTAGAATAATACCAGAAAAAGATCTCCCAATCTTTACTCCAGAATTTAAAACTAATGATTTCTTAGAGGGTGAGATTGTAAATTCACCATCATCATCAGGTGATGTTATAAGATGGAATAATAAAAACTCATTATTAAAAGTTTCTTCAAACTTAGATTTTAATTCTGGAGAAATTGTTTCTGGAGAATCTTCTAAAACTCAAGCTGAAATTGTAAGAGTTCTAAACTTCAATTCCATTTATGATGTTAACTCATCTTCAATTGTAAAGAAAGGTTGGCAGAAAGAAACTGGATTTTTAAATAATGATCTTCAAAAAATTCATGACAATGACTATTATCAGTATTTTTCATATTCTGTTAAAACCAATATTCCACTTGAAACTTGGGATAGTAGTGTTGATGAATTAAATCATCCAGTTGGATTCAAAAAGTTTGCAGATCTACAAGTAAAATCTTTACCTGACGGTGTAGGTATAGGATCAACTCTTGAAAGTGAATCTAATGTAGTTGTTGAATTAGATTCATCTCTTAATTTGCACTGTAAAGCAGACTTTGATCTTGCTAAAGAAAATAATATTGTTATTGGGCAAAATTATGCTTCAAATCAAATAATCTTTGATTCTGCAATTCTCCAAGATTATTTGGAATCTATTGGAAATAGAGTTTTAATGATTGATGATCTTTCACCAGAATTCAATAGCAATCCAAGATCAACAAAATATTCAAATATTGATGTCTTTACATTAACGAATGCAAGATATAAAAAGTATGTAACTTTTGTCAACGATTTAGTCTATGCTGATCAAAATCAAGTTCTTTTAGTTTCATTATTACATGATAACAATTATGGATATTTAAATCAATATGGAAAAATTTATAATGATAATGATTTAGGAGCATTTGATTTTAGTATTTTTGGATCTGAGGGTGTTTTAGAATTCCATCCAAATTATTATGAAGAAAATAATTATAATATCTCATTCTCAGATCTTTCTGTCAGCGATCTTACAACTTCTATTGGTGAACAAAGTCTTGGAAATATTGTAAGTATTGCTTCATCAACCAAAACTCTTGTTACTGGAACATCAACTGCAACTACCGTTGTTGGTATTGCATCAACATATCGCGCATCAAAGATTTATGTAGTAATTGGTGCTGAAGACGGATCATACTATGAGGTTGATGAACTTAGTGTAGTCCATAATGATATTGATGTAGTTTTTATGGATTATGGTCAGTTGAATAATGGTAGTTTTTCTTCATTTGGATCTCCTGGAATAGGAACTTTTAATGTATACATGTCCGGGTCACAATTAAATGTTGATCTTGTACCATATGCAGGTCTTTCCACAAATCACTTCGTAAACACTATCAGAGTTTCAATTGCAAATTCATCCGCTGTTGGTGTTGGAACATCAAGTATGTTTGATAGTTTTGTGGGATCTGGTTATACAAGCATTGCAGCATCTGGTTCTCCTACAGCTGTTACAGTTACTAAATTCCCATACGATTTTGACGCAGCATATTATGTTGCATCGGTTGAAAATTTAACTGATATGCAGCATCAAATATCAGAACTGGTTGTATTGAAAAACCAATCAAATGCATATGTATCAGAATTTGGATATGTTCATACTGATGGATCTATTGGAGATTTTACGGTTACAAAAATTGGTGACGAAACTGCATTGCAGTTCACACCAGAACCAAATATAGAAGTACAAGTTAGAGTATTCCAACAGGCACTAACTTCCACTCATAGCCATAATGCTCCTAGACAAATATCATTGAATAATGCATCTATAGACAGTGGCCATGGTTCTTATGAAGGAACTGCAATTTCTTCAAGAAAGAATTTTGGGTTGACTCATAGACAAAGACCAATTTTTGAAAGATATTTTGAAGGGTCTTCTACTGAGATTGTGGACCTTACAAACGATAGATTACAAATTCCAGAACACTTCTTTGTTACTGGAGAAAAAATATATTATGAATATACTGGTTCAGATACAAGCAGTTTTAATGCGATTGGAATTGCAACAACTACAATCACCGGAATTGGTTTGACAGATAAACTTCCAAGAACGTTATATGTATATAAAACTGATAACTTATACTTAAAATTTGCTGGAACGGCTGAAGATGCATTGTCCAGTCCACCAAAATTCTTAGATATAACAAGTGTTGGTATTGGAACTTCACATATTGTCAAAGGCTCTAATCAAAATTCTAGAACCATATTAACAATTGATAATGTAATACAATCTCCAATTGTAGGAACTTCAATTACAACAACAGTTGGCACCTACGTAGAAGCAATAACAAACACTATAACTTTATCTGGTATTACATCAATTTTTAGTGGAGATTTGATAAAAATTGATAATGAAATAATGAGACTTGATACACTTGGATATGGCGCAACAAATGTTGGAATTGTTCAACGAGGATGGCTTGGAACTGGAATTTCTACTCACCAAGTAGGTAGTTTGGTTACCAAATTAGTTGGTAATTATAACATTGATGCGAATACAATTTATTTCACAAATTCTCCATGGGGACAAATTCCATTCACAAATCAATCAAATAGACCAGATGAGCAAGATTATGTTGGATTAGTAACTGGATCATCATTTAGTGGCAGAGTATTTTTAAAATCTGGAGATGTAAATTCCTCTACTGATTCATATTATTATAATAAAGTATTTGATGATATTTCTGGGTCTTTCACTGGAGTAAACACAAGTTTTGTATTAAAATCTGAAGGGTCAAACATTACTGGAATAAGCACAAGTAATGCTGTTATATTAATCAATCAAATTTTCCAGCAACCATCTAGAAATACTTCTCCAATTTTTATAGAAGGAAATTATTCACTATCAGAATCATCTGGAATCACAACAATTTCATTTACTGGAAATGCGACACAATCATACGATATTAATGCATCTGGATTGCCCAGAAAAGGAATTCTTGTTTCAGTTGGATCAACTGGTGGATTTGGATTCCAACCACTAGTTTCGGCTGGAGGCACAGCAGTAGTTTCTATTGCAGGAACGATACAATCAATCAGTATTGGAAATAGTGGTTCTGGATATCGTTCAGGATTACAAACTGTCAGAGTCGGTGTTGGCACATCAAGTACAACAACTCCAAATATTGAATTTATTGGAAATGCAACAGTTCAAAATGGAAATATTGTAAGTGTTGCAATTACAAATCCTGGAGTTGGATATACATCATCAAATCCACCACTAGTTTTCTTTGATTCACCTTTATCATATAGTAACATACCATTGATTTACAGTTCATCTTCAGTATCTGGAGTTGGAAGTGGTGCAGAAATTGATATTGTTGTTGGACAAGGTTCCAGTGTAATTAATTTTGAAATTAGAAACACTGGTTATGGATATGGTCAAAGTGAAATTCTTACGGTTGCTATTGGAGGAACAGTTGGTATTCCAACAAATACGAGTTTGACTTACAAAGAATTTCAGATTAGCGTCGATAGAACTCATACAGATTCGTTTGCTGGTTGGTCAATTGGAGACCTTCAAGTTCTTGATTCTTTTGATTCTCTATTTGATGGTGAAAGAAAAACGTTCCCAATCAAAATAAATGACGTTCTTACTTCAATCAGAACTAAACCAGGATCGAATCTCGATATTCAAGCTACACTATTGGTCTTTATTAATGATGTTTTACAAGTTCCTGGGACAGGATATATTTTCCGTGGAGGTAATTTAATTACATTCCCAGAACCACCAAAGTCTGGAGATACTTCAAAAATCTTATTCTATAAAGGAAATAGTAATGTTGACGTAGTATTAGTTGATGTTTTAGAACCAATTGAAGTTGGAGATAATTTACAACTTATAGATGATTCTATTTTCCTGACAGAGGATGAAAGACTTGTTACAGATATTCCTGCAAGTGATTATGTATTTACAAACACATATTTCAATCCAGGTCTGACATTTGGAGAAACATATACTAGACCAGTTACACTTTGCTATCAAACCGAAGATAGAATAATTGATGGATTGGAGGTTGGAAAGACCAGAGTTCTTTATGAACCTTTTGTTCAACCAACTACAAACATAATTAACAATCTGGGCGTAACTTCTTCAGTTGTATTCGTCGAAAGTGCAAAGACTTTCTTTGATGCCCAAAAAGAAAATACAACGGGAAATACGAATTATAAAAAAATTATTGTTACATCTCAGGATGCTGTCGCTGGTGCATCTGCAACTGCAGTTGTTTCTTCTGCAGGAACAATTACATCTTTTGTAATTAGTGATGGTGGTTATGGTTATACTTCAGCACCAGATGTGATTGTTTCAAATCCAGTTGGACTTGGATCAACATATAGAGCTTCTGGATCTGCAACTATAACAAACGGAGTTGTAACCTCAATCGGAGTTTCTGCAATCGGTTATGGTTATACTTCAACAAATCCACCACTTGTTTTAATTCAGTCACCAAAAGTTACAAAAGAAGAGATGTCTAATGTAACCTTTGAAGGAGATTTTGGAATCATCACTGGCATCAAAACAACATCAGTATCTGTAGCAACTACTGGATTAGTATTTGACTTCTTTATTCCACAAAACTCCTACTTGAGAGACTTGACTATTAATACAGTAGGTATTGCAACAACTGGAATCAGTGGAATACAGACTGGTTATTATTTTGTTGTCAAAAATTCTAATGTGGGTAATGGCGTTACTGCAAAAGATGCAAATGGTGATACGGTTGGGATTGGAACAACATGTTTAGATAACATCTATAATGCAGTTGCGGTTTCAATTGGACAAACTGCAGTTCCTGGAATTGGATTAACTTATGTTGCCCAGGTAACAGTAAGTCTTACTTCGTATAATAATCTGTCTGGTCTTGGTTTTAGTTCATTCTATGGCGAATATACTTGGGGTAGACTTTCTACATTAAGTAGAACTTTCCCAGAAACATTCACAAACTACAAAAATGGTCTTGCGGGTGTTTCAAGTTCACCAACAGTCCAAAGACTCTTGCCCTTAAAATACCGAGATTATACTACATAAATACATAAAAAACTCCAAAATGGCTGCTATTATAACAGATCAATTTAGAATATTGAGTGCTAAGAATTTTGTTTCTGTAGCAAGTTCTTCGAATAACTCATATTATGTTTTTGTTGGACTTCCAAATGCTACGGAATATAGTTCAACCTGGGATACAAATCCTCCAGCACCTAAGGATAATTTTAGCGAAGAAAATTCATATTGGGATACTGCAATCGCACTTAAAAAAATATCTACAGAAAATATTAAACAAGTAATTAGAAAAATAACTTGGACTTCTGGAACTACTTATGACATGTATAGACATGATATAAGTAGAACTAATACATCTAAGCCTTCGGGCGCAACTAGTTTATATGCAGCAAATTATTATGTGGTAAACTCGGATTATCGTGTTTACATTTGTTTACAGAACGGAACAAATCCAGAAAATCCAGAAGGGAGACCCTCTTTGGATGAACCAACATTCACCGATTTGGAACCAAGATCTGCTGGTACTAGTGGTGACGGTTATGTTTGGAAATATTTGTATACAATTTCTCCTAGCGATATCATCAAATTTGAAACTTCAAATTTTATCCCCGTACCAAAAGATTGGGAAACTAGTGATACAAATTCTGCGGTAAGAAATAATGCTGCAACCAGTGGGCAAATAAAAATCGTTACAATAACTAATCGTGGAGTTGGTATTGGGACAGCAAACACAACTTACACTAGAGTTCCGATTAAAGGTGATGGTATTGGAGCTGAAGCAACTATTATCGTCAACAATAATTCAAAAGTAGAATCAATTACTATTTCCAATGGAGGTTCTGGATACACTTATGGAACTGTGGATTTGGTTTCTGGAAATGTTCCAACAGGAACCACAAGGCCAGTTTTTGATGTAATTATTCCACCAAAAGGTGGTCATGGTGCAGATATCTATAGAGAACTTGGTGCTAACAGAGTTGTACTTTATGCAAGAATTGAAAATGATACACAAAATCCAGATTTTATCACTGGCAACCAAATTTCTAGAGTTGGTGTAATTGAAAACCCTTTAGTTTTCAATTCAAATTCGATTCTTACTGAAGATAAGGCAAGTGCTGTTTATGCATTAAAACTTGTTGGTACTGGATATAGTACTGCAACATTTACTGCGGACTCCTTAGTTACACAAACTGTTGGAGTAGCATCTACTGCTGTTGGTAGAGTTGTTTCATATGACCAAAACACTGGCGTTTTGAAATATTGGCAAGATAGAACTCTTGTTGGATTCAATAGTGATGGTACAAAAAATACTGCACCAATTTATGGTTTTAATATGAATAGATTTACATCTTCCCCTGGTGTTGGTGGTACAACTATAATTCAAGGTGGAAGTGCAAGTTTATCAATTGATGTCAATTATAATGGTATATCTACCTCAATAAATAGTAGGACATATTATTTTGGACAAAATTTTATTAGTGGTGTGTCCAATCCAGAAGTTCAAAAATATTCTGGAAACGTTATTCATGTAGATAATAGACCTTCCGTTACTAGATCGTCTAGTCAAAAAGAAGATATCAAGGTAATTTTGCAATTTTAAGAAATCATGCCAGAGTCAACCAATCTCAACGTTTCTCCATATTTTGATGATTTTGATTCTAATAAGAATTATTATAAGGTTTTATTCAAACCTGGATATCCAGTTCAGGCTAGAGAATTAACCACCTTACAATCTATTTTAAAAAATCAGATTGAACAGTTTGGTAATCATGTATTCAAGGAAGGATCCGTAGTAATTCCAGGTCAACTAAGTTATACAAATCAATATAAATTTGTAAAGATCGAAAATTCATATCTTGGTGTAGATGTAAGTGTTTATATTAATGATCTTGTAGGTAAAAAAATAACTGGTGATGAATCTAAAGTACAAGCACAAATTTTATATGTTTTACCAGAAAATCAATTAGATAACCAATATACAACTCTTTACGTAAATTATTTAGCTTCTGGTTTAAATGATCAGGAGGTATTTTCGGATAATGAAAAATTAACTTTAAACGAAAGTTATTCTAAAAATTCTGTTATTATTCAAAATGGTGAAGGATTTGCAAACACTACATCATCTGCTACTGGAAACGGTTCCGCTGCTATTCTCAGTAATGGAATTTATTTTTTACGTGGATATTTTGTTGAAGTATCAGATCAAATACTAGTTCTTGATGCATATGGAAATATTCCAAGTTATAAAGTAGGTTTTGATATTATTGAAGAAACGATCACTGCAGATGAAGATGATTCCTTAAATGATAATGCAAAGGGATTTTCTAACTATGCTGCCCCAGGAGCTGACAGATTTAAAATTACGGCAGTTTTAAGTAAAAAAGGATTAACTGAAACGACTGCAGAGAATTTTATCAGTTTATTGGAAGTAAGAAGTGGTGAATTAGTAAAGAATACAACAACAACATCTCAATATAATGTTCTTTCTACGGAACTTGCAAGAAGAACATCTGAAGAATCTGGTGACTATTATGTCAGACCATTTGATATTGTAGTAAAAGAAACTTTAAATGATAATCTTGGAAACAATGGAGTATTTCAGCAAGATCAATTAACATATAACAATCAAACTCCAAAAGAAAGTTTAGGCACTTATAAAATTGGTGCAGGAAAAGCGTATGTTAAAGGATATGAAGTAGAATCTTTATCTGCAAATTTCTTAGACTTTGAAAAGCCAAGAACGACAAAAACAATTACAGATGCAAGTCTTGCATACGTAACTGGTCCAACATTTACATTGAATAACGTTTTTGGTGCTCCAAATTTAAACCTTGGAAGTCCTTTCATTGTAAGTTTAAGAGATTCTAGAGTTGGTGTTGTTTCTGCTACTCTTCCAGGAAAAGAAATTGGATTAGCAAGAGTTTATGATTATGCATTAGAATCTGGATCTTACAATACCAATAACTTAAAATTAAATCAATGGGATATTTCTTTATTTGATATTGAAACATATACTGAGATTACACTTAATCAAAATGTAACTTTAACAACACCAGTCCACATTAAAGGAAAGTCAAGTGGCGCAACTGGATACCTCAGATTTGATGTTAACAACGCTGGTATTATTACTGCATATGGAGTAAAAGGTTCTTTTGCAGCTAATGAAAAATTTATTTTCAACGGAGTAGAAACAACAAGCAGAGTATCAACTGCAGTTACTGAGTACTCAATTCAAAATGTAGAGTCAATATCAAACGTCAGTACATCTTCAACATCATTTACTGCAGATATTGTACCAACAATTGCATATAATGTTGGACTTGCTTCAATTACTGCAATATCTTCAAGTGGTATTAGTAGTATTAGTTTAAATGTTGGCAACAGCAACTTTGCATTTACAAATAATGTAAAGGTTGGTGGATTAGTTAAGTATACTATTCCAGGGGCTACAGTTCCAACCTATAACACTGTTGTAACAGTATCCCAAAACTCTATTGTAGTTACTGGAGTTACAACGGTAACTGGAATTTGTGAAGGTTCTCCTCCTGCAACAGCAAATTCTGTAAGTGATCTTGCGATCTTGGGCTCATCTTTCCAAACTTCTACCGACAACACGTTATATACAAAACTTCCAAAGAACTTCATTAGTTCCGTAGATTTAACAGATTCTAACCTTACAATTAAGAAAGAATTTGCAGTTACAATTTCGAGCAACCAATCAAATACATTAGTTGCTGATGCAAATGAAACTTTCTTACCATTTGACGAAGAGAGATATGTATTGGTAAGATCTGATGGTACATTTGAAACTTTACGTGCAGATAAATTTTCATTTGATGCAACAGGATCTCAATTGACAATTTACGGATTGGGATCAAATGATAGTGGAGCAAGACTTATTGCAACTTTACGTAAGATCAAAGTTAAGGCCAAAGCCAAAAACAAAAACAGAATTAAAACTTTAATTATCGATAAGTCGAAATACGAACATTCTGGTATTGGATCAACCACTATTAATGATGGATTGACCTTTGGAACATTCCCCTATGGAACAAGAGTTCAGGATGAGGAGATTTGTTTAAATGTTCCGGATGTAACAAAACTTTATGGTGTTTTTGAATCCACAACAACATCTGAAGCATCTTTAGCGGCGGTTACTTTCAGTTCATTAACGGGTCCAACAAATAAAACTAGTGATTTATTAATTGGAGAAAAGTTTACTGGACAAACTTCTGGTGCTGTTGCAATCTTTACAAATAAAGTAAATGATCTTCAAGTTAATTACATCTATTTGAATGATAAGTCATTCCAATCTGGCGAAGTTGTAAAATTTGAAGAAAGTGGAATTGATGCAACTATTTCGGCAATTACATTATCAGATAAAAATATCACATCAGATTTTACTTTGGATACTTCTCAGAAAAATACAATTTATGATTACTCTAGAGTTGTAAGAAATCCTGTATCAAAAGAACCAGCAAAACAAATCAAAATTGTTTTTGAGTCTGCAAGTTTTGCATCTTCAGATCTTGGAGACATTACAACTGTAAATTCCTATACCGATTATGACTACTGTGATATTGCGCCAGTAGAAGGAAAGGTTGCAAATAGTGATATCATAGATATTCGACCAAGAGTATCTGAATATACAGTTGCTGCAGGATCTCGCTCACCATTCGAATTTTTATCAAGAACTTTTTCTGATGCTCAAAATTGTGGCAGAAATATTCTTGCATCCGATGAATCTATCTTACTTTCATTTGATTATTATCTTGGAAGAATTGATAGAATTTTCTTAACAAAAAATGGTGGATTACAACTCCTCAAAGGAGATCCTTCAGAAACTCCAAGACCACCAAAATCTTTAGATGATGCTCTTGAAATTGGATCAGTATCTCTTCCACCATATCTGTGTGACGTAAATAAAGCATCTGTGAGCTTAATTGCTCATAAGAGATATCAAATGAGTGATATTTCTAGACTTGAGGATAGAATTAAAAATCTTGAATCATACACCACATTAAATCTTTTAGAAGCAAATACACAATCCTTAAGTATTAAAGATATTAATGGATTGGATAGATTTAAATCAGGTTTCTTTGTAGATAATTTTAGAACAACTAATTTCCAAAATAAAACTACAACAATTAAAAACTCAATTGATCAGGAAAACCAGGAATTAAGACCATCACCATATGTAACAGAAGTTGATTTATTACTTGGATCAAAATCTTTGGTTGGAATTGGATCTTCTGTAAATCCAAATGCTGATGTAAGATTTGTTACCGATTTAATTGGAAATAATGTAAGAAGAACTGGTCAGGTTGTTACATTAGACTATACTGAAGCTTCTTTCATAATTCAACCATATGCTACAAGAATTGAAAATGTAACTCCATATCTTGTAACAAACTATGAAGGTACAATTTCTCTGACACCTTCATCAGATGTTTGGACTGATCAGGTTAGAATAGCACCAAGAACAATTACTCAGGATAATTTCACTGCAACACAACAGCAGTTAGCATCTCAAGGATTTGACCCACAAACAGGTCTTGGGCCCGTCAATTGGGGTGCATGGGAAACAACATGGACTGGTCAATCCACTTCACAAAGAGTTGAAAACGCTGGTGATACTACCACTACATTTACTACTACAACAACCACCGAAGATCAAAGAAGAACTGGAACACAATTAAGACTTACTGAACAAGTAACAACAACTTCTCAAGGAGATTCTTTAATATCTTCTGAGCTCGTTACATTTATGAGATCAAGAAACGTTGAGTTTGTCGCTAAACGTTTTAGACCATACACTCAAGTATACGCTTTCTTTGATGGTGAAGATGTAAATTCATTCATTGTTCCTAAGCTTCTTGAAATTTCAATGGTATCTGGTATTTTCCAAGTTGGAGAAACCGTAGTTGGAACATTTGCAACCTCGGCAATAAATCAGAATACCACTCCAGGATCTACCCCAACTGAGATTTCATTTAGAGTTGCGACAGCAAATCATAAATATGGTCCATTTAATGCACCAACGGATGTTTATACAAATAATCCATATGATCAACAAGCAACTGGAACATTAACTTCGGTTTATTCTGCAACTTCAACCCTTCTTAACGTAGATATTGCAAGTCTTTCTGAACAAGTTCAGGGACAATTCTCTGGAAGAGTTTTACCTGGATTAAAATTAAAAGGACAAACAAGTGGTGCTGAAGCTACGATTTCAAATGTAAGATTGGTTTCTGATAATCTTGGAACAATCATTGGTTCATATTTAATTCCAAATCCAAATGTACCTACAAATCCAACGTTTGAAACTGGAATTAAAACATTTAAATTAACGAATGATAGAACAAATTCATTAATACCTGGATCAGTATATACCGAAGGTGAAGTTAATTATTATGCACAAGGTCTTTTAAATAATGTTCAAGAAACTATCACTTCTGTCAGAAGTCCTCAGTTCACATCAACAACGTTATCTGATACTAGATCTCAATCAAATTCTACAACATCTTCAAGTTCAACAAGAGTACAACCAGTATTCATTACAAATACCATAGTAGTTCAAGCTCCAGCTCCACGGCGAGATCCACTAGCACAATCATTCAATCTTCCTGCAGGAAATGGGTTATTTGTAACCAAAATTGATTTGTATTTTGCTGCAAAGGATGACGTATTGCCAGTTACAGTTCAACTCCGTCCAATGTCTCTTGGATTACCTACCGAAACAGTGTATCCATTCAGTGAAGTAAGCATTGATCCAAAGGATGTTAATATCTCTGATGATGGTAGTGTTAAAACAACCGTTACATTCCCATCACCAGTATATCTTAAGGGTGGAGAAGAACATGCAGTTATTCTTCTTTCAGAATCAACTTCATATCAAGTTTGGATTTCTAGACTTGGTGAAGTTGATAGAACCACTGCAGGTTTACCAGAATCGCAACAGATTTTTGTAACTGAGCAACCACTTCTGGGATCATTGTTTAAATCACAAAATGCCTCGACTTGGACACCAAGCCAGTATGAGGATCTTAAGTTTAGTCTATATCAAGCAGTATTTACCGATCAAACTGGAGATATTAACTTCTATAATCCACAATTGAGTATTGGTAATAAGCAAATTGCCAATCTTTTAGTCAATCCAATTGACATGAACTCAAGAAAAGTTCGTGTTGGTCTTGGAATAACAGTAACAAGTGCAGACTTTATTGTTGGTACAACTGTTGGACAATTAAATTCTAATGCTACTGGCAATTATGTTGGAGCTGCTGGATCTGCAACAGGAAATCTAACGATTACAAATGCTGGTATTGGATATTCTGATGGATCATTTAACAATGTTTCTCTGACTAATGTAACTGGATCTGGTGTGAATGCAACGGCAAACATTACGATCTCAAGTAATGTTGCGGTAGCAGCAACAATTAACGCTGGTGGATCCGGATATCGTGTTGGTGATGTTCTCAGTATCTCTAGTCTTGGTGGTAGCACTCTCGGATCCAATTTAAGACTTTCTATTCCACAAATTACAGGAATTAAAGAAATCATCTTAGATAATGTTCAGGGCACATTTACAACAGGAACTGGAAGCACCATCACTTATGTTGCAACTGGTGTTGGAGTTACAAGTTTGAATGGTGGCGGAGTAACAGCAAGTTATGTTACTGTTGACTCTGAGCCATCTGATGGTTTGCATATCAAAGTAAATCATAAGAATCATGGTATGTACGCACTAAACAACAACGTTGTCATCTCTGGCGTATATTCAGATTCTACTCCAACTACTTTAAACACCGCATACGCAAAAGAAAGTTCTGGAAATATTATTCTTACAAATGCAAGTGGATTTGAAACATTTGAAAATGTAAGTGTTGCATCGACTAACCCAGGTTATATTCAAATTGAAGATGAAATCATTGCTTATGAAGGAGTCGTTGGCAATACTCTTACTGGTATTACTAGACAAATTGATCAGACAAAATCGTTTACATATGGTGCAGGAACTCCAGTATTTAAATATGAGTTAAATGGCATTTCTCTGAGAAGAATCAATAAAACACATACGCTTCAAGATGTTGGTTTCTCATCAACAAGAACTTATGATTTAGATTACTATTATCTTAAAATTGATACAAGTTCTGCAGGAAATGCTGCATCTCTTCCACAAGGACAAGTTGATAGAAGTGTGGCTACATCATTCCCACCACTTTATATTGATCAAACAAAATCTGCTGGTGGACCAAATGTATATGCAACACAAAACATTCCTTATTCTATCATTAGACCTAACCTCCAGATCATGAACTTACTGGCAACTACAGTTTCTGCTTCAATCAGATCTGTAACTGGATCCAGTGTTGATGGTACAGAGGAGTCATACATGGATGCTGGTTATGAACCAATTGTATTAACCTCAAACAATTACTTATCTTCACCAAGAATAGTTGCCGCATCTGTAAATGAATCTTCTGCATTAACAACTCTTCCCGGAAATAAATCATTCACAATGAATGTGAAGATGAGTACAATTGATCGTAATGTTTCTCCAATGATTGATCTTGATAGAGTATCTGCAATCTTTATCAATAATAGAGTTAATAGTCCAATTGATGACTATGCAACAGACTTTAGAGTTTCTACACTTCAAGACGATCCATCTGGATTTGTCTATGCATCAAACCCAATCACACTCGAAGTTCCAGCATCTTCTCTGAAAGTAATTGTAAGTGCGTATGTGAATAGAGATAGTGATCTGAGAGCATTATATGCGATTATGAAAGATCCTACAGAAAATGCCATTTACTATCCATTCCCAGGATGGAATAATTTAGATAGTTTGGGTAACGTAATTGATGTTGCTAATAATGATGGATTATCTGATATTAAGATTGCAAAAACTGACAATCTTGCTAATCTGAGTCAGAATCTTGATTACAAGGAGTATACATTCACAGCAAATAACCTGACCGATTTTAGATATTTTAGCATCAAACTTATTGGTTCTTCATCTGATATGGCTCATCCACCAAGATTAAAAGATCTTAGAGTCATTGCTCTTGCGTGATTATGAATACAAAATTTTCTAAAGTTGAAGGTTATACTAGTTTAGTTCGTGATAATTCTACGAATGCAATTTTAAATACCAATATGAGCGATTATCAAAACTATAAAAATTTAAAATCCGTAAAGGAATCTGAAGGACAAAAACTTCAGAGACTTGAAGATGATATGAATGCATTGAAAGATGATATTGACGAAATTAAAAATCTTTTGAGGGTTTTGACCTATGGATCCAAATAACATTCAACTTACAAATTTGAATAAATCTTTTGAATATGAAAAGGTTGCTCGTGATATAGATAGTATAAGCGATATTCATGAACTAAGAAATCTCGCTAAATCGTTTATAAAGTTATATCTCAAGCAAGAAGAAGTTTTATCCGAACTCAAATGGCCCAACCCAGCACAAGACAAGAACTGATTGATTACTGCAAAAGAAAACTGGGATATCCAGTTTTAGAAATCAACGTTGCTGATGAGCAAATAGAAGATCTTGTTGATGATGCGGTTCAGTATTTTCAAGAAAGACACTTTGATGGTGTTTATCAAACATACATGAAGTATCAGATTACTCAAGATGATATTGATAGGGGTAGAGCTAGAGGGGGTAGTTCTGGATCTGTTGGGATTACAACAACAACAGTAACAGAAACTTTGGGAAACAGCACTTCATTTAAATTTGAAGAAAATGGAAATTATTTGCCAGTTCCACCATCAGTAATTGGTGTTAATAAAATTTATAAATTTGATGGCACTAATAGCATTACTCACAATATGTTTAGTGTCAAATATCAGTTATTCTTAAATGATATTTACTATTGGGGCACCACTGAACTTTTAACCTATGCTATGGTTAAAACTTATCTGGAAGATATTGATTTCTTATTAACGACTGAGAAGCAAATTAGATTTAATAAGAGACAAGATAGATTGTATATTGATATTGATTGGGGAAGTGCTGCTGTCGGAAATTATATCATCATCGATTGTTTTAGAACATTAGATCCTAATGATTATTCAAGAGTTTGGAATGACTCTTTCTTAAAACCATATTTGACCGCATTAATTAAACGACAGTGGGGTCAGAACATGATGAAATTCACTGGTGTTAAACTTCCTGGTGGAGTCGAATTAAATGGTAGACAGATGTATGAAGATGCTCAAAGAGAAATTGATTTGATTATGGAAAGAATGTCTAATACTTACGAATTACCACCATTAGACATGATTGGATAATATGCTTAATCCATTTTTTCTTCAAGGATCTAAAACCGAACAATCGTTAATTCAAGATTTAATTAACGAACAACTTCGCATGTATGGAGTTGAAATATATTATATCCCCAGAAGTTATATTACAAAAAAGAGTGTCATAAGAGAAGTCATTGAATCAAAATTTAATCAAGCACTTCCAATTGAAGCTTATGTCAATACTTATGATGGATATGAGGGACAGGGAACAATACTTTCCAAATTTGGTATCCAACCACTAACAGATTTGACAGTTACAATTTCAAGAGAAAGATTTGAAACTTATATTACACCATTAATAAGAGATAAACCCAACGTTGAACTATCTACACGACCAAAAGAAGGAGACTTAATTTGGTTTCCTCTTGGAGATAGATTGTTTGAGATCAAATTTGTAGAACATGAACAACCTTTCTATCAATTACAAAAAACTTATGTCTATGAGTTGAAATGTGAACTCTTTAGATATGAGGATGAAGAACTCAATACTGATGTTGATGAAATTGATGATAATATTCTCAATGATGGATATACGCAAACATTAAAGTTGGTTGGAGTTGGAACTACAGCAACTGCAATTACTGGAATACTTAATGGTGCTGTACGCTTAATTACTGTTACAAACCGAGGACGTGGTTACACTTCTCTTCCTCAGGTTGCAATTTCTTCTGCACCATCTGGTGGATTAACAGCAGTTGGTGTCGCAACATTCATTGATACTATTGTCGATTGTAACGGAACAATATCAAATAAAATTCAAGGAGTTGAACTTATAAATCCCGGATATGGATATACTGTTGCTCCTGGTGTTGTATTTGTTGGTGGAGGTGGTGCTGGTGCAGCAGCAACGGCAGCAATTGGTAATGGGGTTGTTGGGGTAATCACAGTGACAAGTGGCGGCGGTGGATATGCAACTCCACCAATCGTTACTATTCCTGCGGCACCAGCTGGCGGTATTAATGCTACAGCAAGAGCATATATCAATACTGTTGGTGTTGTAACTTCAATTAGAATTATAAATGCCGGTGCTGGATATACTGTTGCACCCACTATTACTATTGCAACACCAGCATCATCTGGTGTTGGCACTTATATTCATGGAGAAATTGTTACGGGAAGTATTAGTGGAACAACCGCATTAGTTAAATCTTGGAATGCCCCCACAGGAGAACTTAATGTTTATAAGATAAATGGAAACTTTGTCAATGGTGATGTTATAACTGGAGCCGGGTCATCTGCAGCATATAAATTGAGAACGTATTCTACTGATGATAACGTTGATAGATACGCTCAAAATGATGCTATTGAGTTCGAAGCAGACCAAATTGTAGACTTTTCTGAGTCAAATCCATTTGGAACTCCTTAATTAAATATTTTTATTTGTTAAATAGATTATATAAGCAATTGCTAACATGTTTGAATATTTTTATCACGAAATATTGAGGAGTACAATTGTAGCGTTTGGTACTCTGTTCAATGATATTTCAATCAAACACACAAATGATTCTGATAATGTAACCAGTATAATTAAGGTTCCATTAGCTTATGGACCCACTCAGAAATTTTTAGCAAGACTGGAACAAGTCCCCGATCTTAACAAACCAGTTCAAATTTCTTTACCAAGAATGTCATTTGAATTTACTGGTTTAACTTATGATCCTTCTAGAAAAGTTACAACGACTCAGACATTTCTTTCTGGTTTAGCTTCGGATACAACTAAACCAAGAAAAACTTATATGCCAGTTCCATATAATATGAGTTTTGAGTTAGCAATCTATACAAAATTAAATGATGATATGCTTCAAATTGTGGAACAAATTTTGCCATATTTTCAACCAGCATATACATTATCAGTTGATCTAGTAAGAACGATTGGAGAGAAAAGAGATATTCCAGTTGTCTTTGAAGGAATAACGATGAGAGATGAATATGAAGGTGATTTTAATACTAGAAGATCTTTATACTATACTCTTAGATTTACTGCCAAAACATACTTGTTTGGCCCAGTTGCAGATATATCCAAAGATATTATCAAAAAAGTTACTATCGGATATATTGGTGGAGATCAATCTTCAAGTCCATCAAGAGATCTTTCTTATAGTGTTGAACCTCGTGCAACTAAGAACTATACTGGTACTGTAACAACTAATCTTGCACAAGATATTGATGCATTATCAACTACTAATTTTATAGATGTTGTTGATGCATCATCCATTTCTGCAGCAACATATATTGTAATTGATAGTGAAGAAATGTATGTAGAATCAATATCTGGAAACACACTCAAAGTTACAAGAGGATCTGATAACACAGTTATTGCACCTCATGTGAACGGTTCTGCAGTTAAGAAAATTACGACTGCAGATAATGCATTGATACAACTTGGCGACGATTTTGGATTTAGTGGATCATGAAAATGACAAAGAAATTCGACAAATTAAACGAGACTTTTGATATTTCTGGAGAAATAGTCGAATCAAAGTCGGAAACTGTCGAGACAAAAATCGAATCAATTTCATCTTCGGTTGAAGATATTAAAAAAGACTATGAATACACTAGAGGAAATTTGTATTCTATTATTGAGAAAGGACAAGAAGCGATCAACGGCATTTTAGAACTTGCACAAGAAAGTGAAATGCCTAGAGCTTATGAAGTTGCTGGTCAATTAATTAAAAATGTTTCGGATGCAACTGATAAGTTAATGGATCTCCAAAAGAAACTTAAAGATATTGAAGAGACCAAACAAGTTCGTGGTCCAACAAATGTTACAAATGCACTGTTTGTCGGATCAACTGCAGAACTTTCCAAACTTTTAAAGGATGGATTGGGATCGGATAATAAATAGTTAAAAAAGTACCATGGCAGTACCAGCAGTAAATATAGTAATCGAAAAGGGTGCAGATTACTTTGCAACATTTACTATTACCAATCCAGATGGAACTCCATATAATTTGACTGATACAAGTGCATTATCTACATTACGAAAATTTCCAGAAGCAACAACGGGAATTTCCACATTTTCATCTTCATTAGTTGTAGCAACTGGAAAGGTGACAATATCGATGGGAAATAGTGTGACAAGTGAATTGGATATGGGTCGTTATTATTACAATATTGTGATAACAAATAATAATACCAGCAAAAAAACAAGAGTTATTGAGGGAATGGCACTCGTTACATAAATATTTTTAAATAGCGAGTATTCCTATGGCAGATTATTCTGTTAGTATGGATGGTGCAAATTCATTCACGGTATCTGTAGAGAGGACTATTGTGGCTGATAGACTTTCAGATCTCAGCGATGTTAGTGCAACTGATCTGGGTAATAAAGATCAATATGTTTTGGTTTATGATGCATCAACACAAAAATATAAACTTGTTAATCCAGATGTCGTTTTAAACTCGGCCGCTTCAACTGAAACCAATCAACCAGGACTTGTCGGTTATGCTACAGCATTTCTTAATCGTATGGATATTGATCTTGATAATAAAATTGATTTGGACGCTGGAACATTTTAAAACTAAATAAAATAAGTAAAATACAAAATAACTATGGTTGCGCCAGTTATTCAGTTTAAGAGAGGATTATTAGCTAATCTTCCTGGGTTGCAAGCCGGAGAACCCGGATTTACAACTGATAGTTATGATTTATACGTTGGTTTAACTTCAGATACTGCAACCAATAAGTTTGTTGGTTCTCATAGATATTGGACTAAGGGAACTTCAACAACTGGTAGTGGTGTTAATCTTGTAGAAGCATCTGATAATGGTTCAAGTTTTATAACTCTTGCATCTCCTGCTTCTCTTGCTGGGATTGTTACTTATTATCTCCCAGGATCTCAAGGAAGTGCCGGTTATGTTCTGTCAAATGATGGTGCAGGTAATTTAAGTTGGACAGACCCAGCATCAAGTGCATCTTTTAGCGGTATAGTAAACTTTACTGATACGACAGATAACGAACTTGGAAATGCTAACAGTGGTTCAGTGCAAATTGATGGTGGTCTTGGAGTTAATAAGAATGTAACAATTGGTCAAAATTTAAATGTACAAGGATATTCCGAATTTGTTGGTGTTGTAACTTTCCGTGGAGGAACAATTGGTCTTGGAGATACAGAGGGAGATAATGTTGTAGTCGGTGGAGAATTTGCATCTGGATTAATTCCGACAACCGATGATACTTATACCATTGGAAATGCATCCAAAAAATGGAAATCTGGTTCATTTGCCGGAATTGTAACGGCAAATTCTTTTAGTCCAAGCAGTGGATATTATAAGTCTGCAAATGGAACCAATGCATTTTTTGTTTATGATAACAGTGGAAACGTAGCGTTCCAGGGCACTATTGGTGCAAGTCAAATTAATAATTCTGGAGGAAATAAAGTTATTGGATTTGCCGGAACAAATGCTACTTTTGAGAATAATCTATATGTTTCTGGTATAACCACTTCTGCTGGCGGATTTTCTGGCAATTTAACTGGTAACTTAACTGGTGAAGTTGATGCCGCTGCTTTTGATACAAATCCATCAGGGGTTGTAGTTACTGGCGTAGTTACCGCAACAACTGGAAGTATTAGCGGTAATTTAACCATTGGTGGAGACTTATTTGTTAACGGATCAACAACGCAAGTCAATACTCAAACATTGACTGTTGAAGATGCTCTGATTGAAGTTGGTCTTGTAAATGGTTCTGCACCATCAACAGATCTTGATCTTGATCTTGGTTTACTTTTAAACTATTTTGACGGATCTGCTAAAAAGGCAGCTGTTTATTGGGATGATAGTGCATCAAGAATTGTTCTTGCTTCACAAGTTTCAGAATCTTCTGGTGTATTATCTGCTTCTGGATATGCAAGTGTAGAAATTGGATCACTCTATGTTAACGATTGTGCTGGATCTTCACAAGTAATTTCTTGCACTGGTTCTACAAGAAATCTTATCAATATAACTATCGACTGCGGAACTTTCTGATTTTAAATAATGGCAACTGAAAATGATTTGAAGTATCTTTTGAATACTTATCAAAAAAAGACAATGGATTTATTTACACAACTTGTTGTTGCAGAAACTAAACTGGAACAAGCACTTACAAAAATAGTTGAGTTAGAGGAAAAAATTAAAAAATATGAACTAGATTTTCAAAATACTGAAAATTCAGAACATTATAATTGAATAAATATACTTAATGACTAATAGATATGCCGATATATATCGGCATCTACGGTACATACCGAACATGTGGAGGTTGAATGGCAAATCCGAATATTAGAATAAAACGGTCTTCCGTTCCTGGGAAAAGACCAACAGTTGCTGATTTGCAACTGGGGGAACTTGGCCTTAATACTTTCGATGCAGAACTTTATACCCGTAGAGAAAGAACGGGTATTGGTACTGACATCGTATCATTGGGCATTGGCGCAACAGTAACCAATGTTTTATATGTAACTGTTGACGGAAGTGATGATAATACTGGAAAAAAACTAGGAGATGCAAAAGCAACTATCGCTGCTGCAGTGGCAATTGCATCTACCGGTACGGTTATTAAAGTGTCACCAGGAAATTATATTGAAAATAATCCAATAAATCTTCCGGAGCAAGTGAGTATTGTTGGGAGTAGTTTAAGAGAAGTATCAATATCTCCACAAAATACATCTGATGATTTATTTTATGTTACGAATGGTAATTATATTGCAGAAATGTCATTTACTGGTGCCGCGAGTACTGCAGCAGTAATTGCATTTAATCCTGCTGGTGCTGGTAATATAACTCAATCTCCATATATTCAAAACTGTACCAATTTTATTCCAAATAGTATTGGAATGCGCGTAAATGGTAACCATGCATCTGGTAATTTAAAAAGCATGGTTTTAGACTCTTATACTCAATATAATCAGGGTGGTATAGGAGTTTCAATTACAAATGGTGGTTATGCTCAATTAGTGTCATTATTCACTATTTGTGATGACATTGCAGTTTATTGTGGATCTGGTGGAGCATGTGATTTAACAAACTCAAATTCATCTTTTGGGAATTATGGTTTAGTTGCAGATGGTGTAAGTAATACTGTGTTGACGGGAATTGTTACATCAAATGCCGATGCCGGAGAAACATCATTTACAATTTCTGGTGTCGGTACAACAAGGTTATTTGATGGTCAAGTAGTTTATTTTGAAAAATTATATTATGAAGTTGAAACTGTATCGATAACAAATTATGGATCGGGTTATTTTAATGCTCCAACAATTACAATCAGCGATCCAGAAACTCCATGGGGAATTACAGCTCAAGCGACCGCAGACATTTCAAGTGGATCTCTTAATGAAATAAATTTAATTTCAAGCGGAAGAGGATTTGAAACTGCCCCAACAGTCACAGTATCCGCACCTGATGTTGGAATTAATACTGCCACAATAGCACTAACAGTTAAACCAAAATATTATGCAATTGAAAGATGCACTTTACCTCATGCGGGAATATGTACATTTACAATTGCGGAACAATTACCTTATGCTGTTGGAGTTGGAACAACCGTTCCAATATTTAAGCAGAGTAGAATTCTTGCATCTGGTCACGCATTCGAATATATTGGTTCGGGAACTGATATTAGTTCTGCTCTCCCTGCTCAAGGTGGTGTTGCAATTCAAGCAAATGAAGTTGATATGAGAAATGGTGGATTGGTTGTATACACAAGCACGGATCAATCTGGAAACTTTAGAATTGGTGATGGTGTAGTCATCAATCAAAATACTGGAACAGTATATGGTAATTTTTATCAGAAGAGTGTTCTTGCAAACGTAACACCTTACATCTTAGCACTAGGAGGTTAATTTAAAGTCATGGCATTAGCATTAAACGTATTTAAAACAGTTACTCAAGTTGTACCGACAAGCACTGTTGGAATTTATACAGCTCCAATTGGATATGCTGGAGTTGTACTTTTAGCACAAGTTGCAAACACAAGCACTCAACCAGAAACCGTAACTTTTTCTCACAAAAGAACCGTAGCTGGAACTGCTGTTACTACAGAAATTGTAAAAGATTTTACAATTCCAGCAAATGACGCTGCAAGTTTTCTTGATGGAAAATTGGTATTAGAATCTAATGATGTATTGCAAATATCTGGAAGCAATGGAACTAATTTGAAATTTACAGTAAGTGTGATTGAAACACTGAAGTGATGGGAGAGTGAAATAAGAAATGGCAAAACTTATTAGTGGAAGATTACCAAAATTAAATGTAGGAATATCATCTTCCATATCCGCTTTAAATGTAACTGGTGGCGTAAACATTGTTGGTATTACCACTGTTACATCAATTAGCTCTGGTTCTACAACTGGTCAGAGTGGGCAATATTTACAATCCACTGGTATTGGAGTTACTTGGGCATCCGGTAGTGTTTTAAGAAATACTTCTTCTACGGTTGCGATCGCAAATACAGATACTTTTACCTTAAACTATACTGTAGGATTTTTAGATGTATTTGTAAATGGTGTTAAATTGGCACCATCAGACTTTACAGCTGCAAATGGAACATCTGTTATTTTTAATGAATCAACATATGGTGGAGAAATTGTAGATTTTCATGCATACAATACTCCATCAACAGGAGTTTCTCCAAACGTTTTGCATAATCCACCAACTTCTTCAAACTCAAATGGATTAGCAGGTCAAATGTCATATGACTCAGATTTTCTTTATATTTGTATTGCGACAAACAGTTGGAAGAGGGTTTCATTAAGCAGTTTCTAAATATATCTGAAGCCTAGTGCGACGGCACGAGGATGGCTTTTTAGATCTAAAAAACCCCCATCCGCTAAAAGGAGACAATGGCATTTAATAGAGAACTATCACAATTTGCGTCATTTTTGGAGCTGGACGCAAGTTCGAGATATATTGGAATTACTTCCAACTCAGCTTCAACAAAAGTTGGTATTGGTACAGCACTTCCAGATTCAAAGTTTGTAGTTGTTGGTGATGCCAGAATTACTGGTATTGTTACTGCTGCTAATTTTAAAGTATCTGGAGAAGGAAGTTTTCAGGGTCCTTTAACAGGAAACGTAACTGGAAACTTAACTGGTGAAGTTAACGCTGCTGCATTTGATACCAATGCTTCTGGTGTAATCGTAACTGGTGTTGCTACCGCTACTTCATTCTCTGGATCTTTAAGTGGAAATGCAAGTTCAGCAACTGCATTACAAACTTCAAGAACTTTCAGTATTTCTGGAGATGCAACAGCTGCTGCAGTTTCATTTGATGGCACTGCAAACGTTGGTCTTGCACTTACTCTGGCAAATACTGCGGTTACCGCTGGTTCTTATGGTTCATCTACTCAGATTCCAACATTTACTGTTGATTCGAAGGGTCGTTTAACTGCTGCTGGTACAGCTGCGGTTGGCACTGCACTTACTGTTGCTGGTAATAGTGGTTCAGAAAATATTAATCTTTTGACAGAAACTCTGTCAATCGTAGGTGCTGCTGGTAGTGTTGCTACATCTGCAGCAAGCAATACAATTACTGTTGATCTCGTAAACACTGCAGTTACTCCAGGTTCTTACGGTTCATCGACTCAAATCCCAACATTTACTGTTGATGCAAAAGGTCGTTTAACTGCTGCTGGTACAGCTTCAGTTGGTACTGCTTTAACAGTTGCTGGTGATTCTGGTTCAGAAAATATTAATTTACTTTCAGAAACCTTGACGGTTGCTGGTGGTACAAACTTAACTTCTTCAGCTGCTTCAAACACAGTTACAATTAATCTTGATCCTTCGATTGATCTCACTAGTGTTAAGGCAAGTGGAATTATTACCGCTGCTCAGTTTGTAACTGGTGCTTCGGGTCAAGCGATTGGTATTAATACAAGCACAATTTCTGGTCCTGCAGAAATTATCATTGACCCTGCTGGTGTTGGTGATAATACTGGTGCTGTAAGAATTAAGGGTGACCTGTTTGTTGATGGTGTTCAGACCGTCATCAATTCCACAACAATTGAACTTGCAGATTTCATCGTTGGTATTGCTTCTACAGCAACAACTGATGCACTTGCAGATGGTGCTGGTATTAAAATTGGTCCAAATAATACCTTAACCTATGATAATGCAAATACATCTCTGAAGTCTAGTGAAAACTTTAATCTTGCTTCAGGCAAAACATATAAGATTAATGGTGTTGATGTCTTAAGTGCAACTTCACTTTCAATCACTAACGTTAATGCCTCTGGTGTTGTAACAGCTACTAGTGGTTTCTCCGGAAACTTAACAGGCAATGTAACTGGTAATGTAACAGGAAACTTAACTGGTGAAGTTAACGCTGCTGCATTTGATACCAATGCTTCTGGTGTAGTTGTAACTGGTGTTGCTACCGCTACTTCATTCTCTGGTCCTCTGACTGGAAACGTAACTGGAAACGTAACTGGTAACTTAACTGGTGAAGTCAATGCTGCTGCATTTGATACAAATGCTTCTGGTGTAATCGTAACTGGTGTTACTACTTCAACAAGTTTTAGTGGTCCTCTGACTGGTAACGTCACAGGTAACTTAACTGGTGAAGTTAATGCTGCTTCGTTTGACACTAATGCATCTGGTGTAATCGTAACTGGTGTTGCTACCGCTACTTCATTCTCTGGTCCCTTAACAGGTAATGTAACTGGTAATGTAACTGGTAACGTTACAGGTAACTCAAGTACAGCATCTGCTCTGCAGACCGCTAGAACAATTGCTATTACTGGAGATGTAGCTGGATCTGTCTCATTTGATGGATCGTCTAATGTTTCGATTGCCGCTACAATTCAGGCAAATAGTGTTGCACTAGGTTCTGACACAACGGGTAACTATGTTGCTACTGTTGCTGATGCTGGTTCATCAGATATCGTTGTTTCAGGTTCTGGTTCGGAAACTGCAGCTGTTACTCTTGGATTATCAACCACTGGTGTTGTTGCTGGATCCTATGGTTCATCTACAGCTATTCCTACATTTACGGTTGATTCAAGAGGTCGTTTAACTGCTGCTGGTACAGCGTCAGTTGGTGCTGCTTTAACAGTCACTGGAGATTCTGGTTCGGAAACCATTAATTTCTTGAACGAAACATTATCAATTTCTGGTGGCACAAACCTGACTTCTTCAGCTGCATCAAATGCTGTAACAATTAATCTCGATCAAAATATTTCGTTGACAAGCGTTGTTGCTTCTGGTGTAGTAACTGCTACTGGTGGTTTCTCTGGTAATTTAACAGGTGAAGTCAATGCTGCTTCATTTGATACTAACGCTTCTGGTGTAGTTGTAACTGGTGTTGCAACCGCTACTTCATTTGTTGGACCTTTAACTGGAAACTTAACGGGTGAAGTCAATGCTACTTCATTTGATACTAACGCTTCTGGTGTAGTTGTAACTGGTGTTGCAACCGCTACTTCATTTGTTGGACCTTTAACTGGAAACGTTACGGGTAATTCGAGCACAGCATCTGCTCTGCAGACCGCTAGAACAATTGCTATCACTGGTGACGTAGCAGGATCTGTCTCATTTGATGGATCGTCTAATGTTTCAATTGCCGCTACAATTCAACCAAATAGCGTTGCTCTTGGCGGAGACACAACAGGTAACTATGTTGCCACTGTTGCTGATGCTGGTTCATCAGATATCGTTGTTTCAGGTTCTGGCTCTGAAACCGCTGCAGTTACTCTTGGTTTATCAACAACTGGCGTCGTTGCTGGTTCTTATGGTTCATCTAGTGCAGTCCCAACATTTACCGTTGACTCAAGAGGTCGTTTAACTGCCGCTGGTACAGTTTCAGTTGGCACCGCTTTAACAGTTGCTGGTGATTCTGGTTCTGAAACTATCAATTTACTGTCTGAGACTTTAACAATCACAGGTGGTACAAACCTGACTTCTTCAGCTGCTTCTAATGCAGTTACTGTCAACTTAGATCCTAACATTTCACTGACAAGTGTTGTTGCTTCTGGTATTGTAACTGCTGCTCAGTTTGTAACTGGTGCTTCAGGTCAGGCAATTGGTATTAGTACCAATGTAATTTCTGGTCCAGATGTTATCACCATTGACCCTGCTGCTGTTGGAGACAACACTGGTGCGGTTAGAATTAAAGGTGATCTTTATGTTGATGGTGCTCAATTCGTTGTAAATTCTGGTACGATCGAATTAGCAGATTTCATTGTTGGTGTTGCTACAACTGCATCGACAAATGCTGTTCTTGATGGAGCCGGAATTGGAATTGGTTCTGCAAACGTTCGCAAAACCTTAACCTGGAATAATACATCAAACTCTCTGAAGTCAAGCGAAAACTTTGATCTTGCTTCTGGCAAATCCTACAAAATTAATGGTACTGAAGTTCTGAGTGCAACTTCACTTTCAATTACCAATATTAATGCTTCTGGTATTGGTACTATTCCAACTCTGAGTGGTACAACTGCCACCTATACAACTGGTAATTTAGGAACCCTTAATGCAACTACAGGCAACATTGTTACTGGAGTAGTTACGACTCTGAGTGGTACAACTGCCACATATACAAATCTGAATGGTACTACAGGAAATGTATCCACCCTTAATGCAACTACAGGTAACATTGTTACTGGAGTAGTTACAACGATCAGTGGTACAACTGCCACCTATACAACTGGTAATTTAGGAACCCTTAATGCAACTACAGGCAACATTGTTACTGGAGTAGTTACGACTCTGAGTGGTACAACTGCCACCTATACAACTGGTAATTTAGGAACCCTCAATGCAACTACAGGTAACATTGTTACTGGAGTAGTTACAACGATCAGTGGTACTAACGCAACTTATACGAGTGCAAACATCACCAACTTAAATGTTAGTGGTGTTACAACATCTTTATCAGCTAGAATTGGTTCATCTGGGGTTGGTATTGTAACGATCACTTCTGGTGGAATTAACGCCACAGGACTTGCCGTTACTGCATCATCGTTTAATGGTAATTTGGCATTGTCCAACATTACTGGTCTTGGTGCTAACGTTTCCACATTCTTAGCAACACCTTCATCGGCAAACTTGGCATCAGCCGTAACTGATGAAACTGGTTCTGGAGCACTTGTATTTGGCACCTCGCCAACAATTGCATCGCCAACAATTACTGGTACAGCATCAGTTGCTGCATTGACTGCAACTGGTTCAATTTCTGCAGTCAACATTAATTCCACTGGAATTGTAACTGCAACTTCATTTGTTGGTCCTCTTACTGGTAATGTAACTGGTAATGTGACTGGTAATGTAACTGGCAATCTTACTGGTAATGTAAATGCAACATCTGGAATTTCAACATTCAATAATATTGATATCAATGGAACTCTGACAGATGTTAACAATAGCACTGGAACTTCTGGTTATGTTCTGAAGAATGTTGGAACAGGTGTTTCATGGGCATCAATTACCGATTCTCTACCAACACTGAGAACAACTTCTGTTCAGACTGCAACTTCCGGTCAAACTTCATTCACAGTTAACTATACTGTAGGTTTCCTTGACGTATTCATTAATGGTGTTAAACTTGCTCCAAGTGAGTTTACTGCAAGCAATGGAACTGGAGTTACTCTGAATGAAGCTGCATTTGCAGGAGATGTTGTTGAATTCTATGCATACAATACTCTTTCCACTGGAGTTGGTTCAGTCAATAGTCTGAATGATCTTTCAGATGTTACTTTAACATCTTCTTCGAATGGTCAACTTCTTGTTTATAATGGTTCAGAGTGGATTAATTCAATTTCACTTGCATCGGGATTAAATGTAACTGGTGTTGTTACTGCAACCGATTTCAACTCAACTTCTGATAGAAACCTGAAGGATAACATCCGCGTAATTGAAAATGCATCTGAACTGGTTGGAAAACTGGAAGGTGTACACTTCACTTGGAAGTCAAGTGGTGCTGAAACTTGTGGTGTTGTTGCTCAACAAATTGAAGAACATCTGCCACAACTCGTACAAACAGGTGACACTCATAAGACCGTTAATTACAACGGACTCGTCGGTGTTCTGATCGCTGCTGTACGTGAGCAAGGTGAAATGATCGCTGCTCTCAAAGCAGAAATTGAAGAACTTAAAAAGTGATTAATCACTGAATAAGTTTATTGGGGCAGGCAACTGCCCCTTTTTTTATAAATAAAAAAAAGAATCGTTAATGTGAAAAAGCAAAAAAATGGGCTTTGCCCTGCGGGACAATACTATTGTTATACAAATAAGGAATGTAAACCAATTCCTGCTGGTTTTATGGTAGATCCTGAAGGTATGCTTCGTAAAGAAAACGGTTCTTCCATTAGTGAAGAAGGTCTTCATAAATGGTTTCAAAGCAAATCAAAAGATGGAAAGCCTGGTTGGGTTAATGTTGTAACTGGCGGCACTTGCGCTAGTGATGAACCAGGAGAAGGTGTTCCTAAATGCGTTTCTTCAGAAAAAAGAGCATCAATGACACCCGCAGAAAGACGCTCTGCAGCAAAAAGAAAAAAAGAAGCAGATCCCGGACAACAACAAAAAACTGGTGCTGCAAAACCAACCTATGTTTCAACCGATAGTCCAAAAAAGAAAATGAAAGAAGAAAAAGATCACGAGTATTCAATGGCTCGTTCAGAACTCTCTACTATCATGAATGCTGCCAAGCGCCTGAAAGCAAAGATGGGAAAAGGTGAGGGAGAAATTGAAGCATGGGTTCAATCAAAGATTACCAAAGCGGCAGATTATCTTGATGCTGCTGCCGATTATGTTGACAGTGGAGAGATGAATGAAGAGGCAGATAAAAAGGGTAAAAGTAGCGGTAAGAAAGATGCCTGCTATCATAAGGTAAAGGCAAGATATGATGTTTGGCCAAGCGCATATGCATCTGGTGCGTTAGTTAAATGTCGTAAAAAAGGCGCAGCTAACTGGGGAAATAAAAGTGAAGAATTATCTCCTATTGCACAAAAAATTCTTTCGGAATTAAACTTAGACGAAAAATGTTGGGATGGTTACAAGCAAGTTGGAATGAAAAAGAAAGGTAAAAAAGTTGTTCCAAATTGTGTTCCTGTTGGTGAAGAAAGTGAATGTGCTCACACTCAAGAGGGTAAAGATTGCCCCGTTCATGGTAAAGAAAAATGTCCTTCATCCATTGAGGAATCAGTTCGTCTTCCAGCAACCAACGGCAATATCATTTCAGTAATTATTTCTTGGCGTGGAAAAACATACATGAATAAGATGTTTTTTCCACAAGTCAATATGCCAAGTAGAAGAGAAATAACAGACCAAATTCAAAAAGTGTATCCTGGAGCAACAGTTCTTCAATATAATGTTGCAGGATTAGAGCCAGGACAACCATTGATTCAAGTTTATGATCGCCAAAAATCCAAGAATTATCTTTTAAATAATGGAACAATTGGTGAAGAAACAATCGAAGAAGTTGCTGCATGGCAACGTAAAGAAGGAAAGAATCAAAGTGGTGGACTCAATGAAAAGGGTCGTAAATCATATGAGCGTGAAAATCCTGGAAGCGACCTTAAGGCACCTTCAAAGAAGGTTGGAAATCCCCGCAGGGCATCATTCTGTGCAAGAATGAAAGGTATGAAAAAGAAACTAACTTCATCAAAAACTGCTAATGATCCCAATAGCAGAATCAATAAGTCCCTCAGAGCCTGGAATTGCTGATATGAAAACATTCAAAGAGTTTATAGAAGAAAGCATCAATATTTCAGGGGACTTCAATGGAACCTTGATTATTGATGGAAGTCAACAAGAACCACAAACTGAAGAGTTCTCCGCAGATATCGTTTATCGTGGAAACATTCATAGAATCTCTATGGTAACTGAAAATGGAATTCCTTCAAAAATTGAATTAACAGAATATCTTCAGGATGAATATCCAGGATCTATGGTTCACCATATATACGTAAAAGAAAATTTACAAAAATCGATTAAAGTTACGGATGATAAAAGATATCATCCAGCAAAATTAGATTGGGTTTGAGGTAAGTAATGGCACAGTGGAATAAGAATACACAAGATTATTTAAATCAGGAAAGAACACTTCATGAAGTTATCATGTGTGCCGATAGATACGGCAACATTGGAAACTGTGGTGTTGCTGGTACTGGGGCTGTAGGGGGAGATGCTTTTGGAAGGATGAGAATATCTCAACCTCTTACATTATTTGATTCATCTCACAGATATAGAGACAACAATCTTTGGGACAGTTTGATTGTAGGAACTGGTTCTACAGTTGGATTTGTAACTGCTCAAGGTTTAATCAATATTGGAATTGGAACTACAAGTGGCAACTCAGTTATTAGAGAAACGACAAAAGTATTTTCATATCAACCAGGCAAATCTTTGCTTGTTTTGAATACATTTGTTCCAGAGACTCCAAAAGAAAATCTAAGACAAAGAATTGGATATTTTGGTGCTGATAATGGAATGTATTTTGAGATTGATGGTACAACAGCATATTTTGTTGAGAGAAGTTTATCTACAGGAACTGAAACAAGAGTAGCACAGGAAGACTGGAATGTTGATAAGTTAGATGGTACTGGACCTTCTGGAATTACTTTAGATAAATCCAAAGCACAAATTCTTTGGATGGATATTGAGTGGTTGGGTCTTGGCTCAGTCAGGATGGGATTTGTAATTAATGGAGTGATGCGGCACTGTCATTCATTTCATCACGCAAATTTAATTCAATCAACTTATATCACAACAGGATCACTTCCTTTGAGATATGAGATTGCCAATACAGGTATTACCACAAGTAGCAGCACTCTCAAACAAGTTTGTTCTACTGTAATTTCGGAAGGTGGTTATGAACTTCGTGGATTACAACAAGCTGTAGGAACAGCAATTACATCACCATATATTCTTAGTGTTGCTGGAACTTTTTATCCAATAATTAGTCTTAGATTGAAATCATCTCCAAATCGTTTAGATGCTATTGTAATTTTAACAGCTATTTCTTTGATGGGAGTTAATAATGGTATTAATTATAATTGGCAGGTAAGAGCATCAGGAACTACTACAGGAGGAACCTGGACAAGTGCTGGTAATGATAGTGCTGTTGAATATAAACTGGATGGAACCGGCATAACTGGAGGTAGAATATTGGCATCTGGATTTTTCAATTCAGCAAATCAAGGTTCTCCAAGTGTTGATATTCTTAAGGAAGCACTATTCAAGTTTCAGTTAGAAAGAAATGGATTAACCGGAACTCCTTATGAACTGACACTTG